GGGGTTTATCCGAATATATGGATCGACTTAGCCTATAAGGCGGCTCTCCCGTACATCGGCAAGCGGACAATCGTATTTGACGATATAAGATTCCCCAACGAAGCATGGGCGATCCGAAGATGGGGATGTACCCACGAAGTGCTTACGGAGATAGTTCACATCTCTCGTAAGGGATACGAGCCGGACGAAAATGATCACCATGTCTCAGAGGCGGGACTTCCAAAGGGAATGATAGATAGGTGGGTTAGTGTCGATGGGGACGGACGATAGTAGTCAAATAGCCAAGCAAATGGCAACCGATGCCAAGCTTAAAAATATGCTCCTCAAGATTCCCGAGGACCATCGAGGATTTACCCAGTCCGAGCTGGCCGAGAAAACAGGGATACCAAGGCGTACTTTAAGGCGGATTGAGACCGAGGCGATAGGCAAGCTGACTGAATATATCCAGCAATTTATTAAGGACGAGGGGACTGACTAATGGCAAGAATTAGAATAACACAACTCGATGGTGCATTACCGAATATAGCACTTATGAAACTTTCTCACTGGCATAAAGCTCAGGGCGATGAAGTTCATTTTAGCAAGCATTGGGAACGAGAACTATTTGAAGACGAGTATGACATCGTTTATGGATCGGCAATCTTCCAATGGACGAAGAAGAAACTTGAAAGGTTCATGCAAGAATTTCCTAACGCCATTGTTGGAGGTACGGGAACAAAGTCTAAGATGACAATAGAGGACATTACTGGTGGCCCGTATGAATTTTTTGATTATTCGCTATATCCAAAATTTAAGCAGAGCATAGGCTTTAGCCAACGAGGGTGTAGGTTAGCTTGTAAGTTTTGCGTAGTCCCAGGTAAAGAAGGCAAAAATAAAGATAACGGCCCAATCAATCAGATATGGAGAGGCGAGCCGCACCCCAAAGAAATAATTCTTATGGATAACGATTTCTTCGGGCAACCTGGTTGGAAAGAAAAGGCTGATGAAATACTAGATGGTGGGTTTAAGGTTAATTTCAACCAAGGTATGAATGCCCGCTTAATCCATGAAGAAGGTGCAAAGGCTTTAAAAGAAATGCAGTTCTTTGAATCCAAGTTTAAGTACAGACGATTGCACACTGCTTGGGATAATCCGAAAGATGAAAAGCGATTTTTTAAGGGATTAAATATTTTAATGGATGCTGGAATAAAACCAAGAGAGGTAATGGTTTATATGCTGATCGGCTATTGGCCGGGGGAAACGATGGAGGATATCCTTTGGAGATTTAATAAATTAAATGACTCAGGCTGTTTGCCTTATCCAATGGTTTACGATCACAGCCGACCTGAATTAAAGAAGTTCCAGCGGTGGGTAAATCGAAGATATTACCAGTTTGTACCTTGGGAAAAATATGACTCTTCAATGCGATCCAAACCGCCGAAGAATCAAATGACTATGGAATTATAATGGATCGGTATTTATTAATTAAATTTAAAAGCACTTGGCGGATTGTCGAATATGATCCCAACCTTTTACCGAATGAGCGGATGATATTTTGCGAAATATCCGAGTGCCGAGAGGAAGATGCTCGTAGAATTTGCGATCTTTTAAATAGCGAGGGTTCCGAGTAAATGGCTATTTTATCAGCAGACATGGCGGGGTTCTTCGATCGACTCCCGCAAGGAGACTTTGGACATCATACCTTTATTGCCCGACTAACCCTCCGTGCCGCCATGCACCAATCGGACTTTGAAAAGGCACATGATTATTGCATCGAGGTAGCAAAGGAATTTACCCGCCGACCACTCCAGCCAAATGAGATCCGAAATGCATTAACCGGTGCGTATCAAATCCTATCAGGCGAGAAGATTATCAGCCCGACCAAAAAAGTATCAATTGATACCGGAATCTCATCTAATGCAAAAGGTAAACCCGAGGATCTCGAAATGCTACAGCTCCGCTCCTCCGCCATTCCTTTGAATGCCGAGGAGGCGGTTTCCAAGCTATTCCGACCCGACCAATGGATAAACATCCAAGCGGATAAATTTAATACCATGATTAAGACGGCGGGCGATTGGGGGATCAGTCAAGGGGTAGGGCAGATGGAATTTATTTCGTACAATCCATTCAAGGATATCGGTCCTCGGGTAAAAGAGAATGCCGGTGAGCGGATGTATCTAGTCCACGAAATCGATGACCCGACTTGGACTAAGGCCGATCAGATTGGACCGGCACTTGCCCTCGAATCAATCTGCCCATTAAAAATGATAGTCGATTCAGGCGGTCAGTCATTACATTGCTGGTACGATTGGATACCTGGTAAAGCCGAGCAGTTTAAACATATGTCGATGAAGCTCGGAGCAGACCCATCGATTTACAACTCACCCCTCGGATTAGTCCGACTGCCTTGGGGGACTCGTAAACCAAAGACTGAGAAGGGCGAGAAATATTCTGCCCAGCAACCAATCTTATTTTGGCGGGAATGATCAATACCCTACTTAAAGCAACCATCGTCAGACGCTTTATTAAGCTCGGTATTTCACCCGTTAAAGCGATGAAAATGGCCGACCGTTTAGCCGAAGGGGATGCTATTGTGCTTGTCAGAAATCACATAAATTTACAGCCCCAAATAATTTTAACACTAATCAAAAATAACATAAAAGATAATGAGACCTGAAACTGACCCCTATTACAAAGCACAACTTAAAGCGGTAGAGCTGGAATATATGCTAGATAGCCCGACTGTTACCAATATGCCCAACCGCTCCATCGAGGTAAGCAATGACGATCCAAAGCCATTGCCCGAGATCATGTCGTTTAACCAGTGCATGGACTTCGCCACGAACCCGAAGAACGAGCTTGAAGAGATTATCGAGGGCGTACTGCATGAAGGATGCAAAATGATTATATCGGGGTCCTCGAAAGCCGGTAAGACTTGGAGTTTGATTAACCTGGCCATCGCCGCATCCAATGGGATGCCTTGGCTGGGGATGCCGGTTAAGCAGAGTAAGGTATTGTATTTAGACTTTGAGCTGAAGAAGTTCTTTGGTACTGACAGAATCAAGCGGGTAGCCAAGGCAACTTTTAACGGGGAGATTAAGCCTAACCACCACCTAGACTATTGGCCACTACGAGGTCACCGGGCAGAACTCCTCGACCTCCTGACAAAGATCCGAGCGGAAAAGCGGGAATATGATCTCATCATCCTCGATCCGTACTACAAGCTGGCAACCGGCATAGATGAGAACGATGCCAAGGCAGTAGGCGAAATCGTTAATCTGATCGAGGATTTCTCCGAGGAAACCGGTGCCGCGATAGTATTTGCCCATCACTTCTCCAAGGGAAATAAGTCAGAGACCGATCATATCGATCGAGCATCCGGCTCAGGTGTCTTTGCCCGTGATCCCGATGCTATCCTCACCCTCACCTCTCACGAGGAAGAGGAACACTTAGTCCTCGAAACCACCTCCCGAAACTGTCCATTCTCCCCGCCCAAGGTCCTTGAGTTCTCTGCTGAAACCTTCCCACTTTTCCAACATAAGCCCGACCTCGAGGCCAAGTTCAGGAAGCCAGGGCAACCCTCCACAATCCAAAAAAAGGTCAATGAGGCCTTATCCGAGAAGTTCCTGGAGCTGTTAAAAGATAAGCCGATTGTCGGAAGAGAGCGAGCAATTGCCCTCCTAAAAGAGCAAACAAATAATCGAATAGATAACCACATTTTTACCAAAATTCTATCCGAAATTAAGGACAAAATTGACATCGAAAAGGGTGGCCCAGGCAATCAAACTACCTACTCTTTACGACTAAATCTTAAAAGCGAATAGGTTAACTATTTAATTGATCTGATAGTAGTCCGAAAAATCTATATATATATATATATATAATATTAAATTCGTCGTACTCTCCAACATGAAAAAATACAGGCTGTTAGTAGTCCTCCTTCGGACTAATGCTTTGGCCCGTAAGCCGGCCCAAAAGCTAAAGCTTACGCACCAGTCCGCCAAACCACCTTTTAGGCGGCCCGTACCAGGTGGACTACATTGCCAGCCTACAAGCTCGACCGAAAGGAAGAATAAAATGAATCATCCGCTTAACCGCTTAACCGGCAGAACAGGTATCACTCGTTCAAGACATCTGCCAGCTAGCCTGAATGTAATTACTCAGGTAATACTGGACTCGGTATCACTCGGACTAAATTCAATCACAGAAAAGAGGGCATTCCAAGGAATGGCGGGATTGGCGGTCTTATACCCTAGTGTTGTAGATTATATAGGTTGGAGGCTAAAGACGTTCTGAGCGTCCTATATGGCGATTTAAACGCTATTCTGATAGAAGTATATCAGGTTGCTCAGGATCAAAATCAGTTAAACCATAATGCGGATGTGATATGATATCCATCTCATATCTGATTTTCTGATGAGCCTCTTCAAATTTCTTTTCGGTCTCAGCTAAATCCAAATTGTGGAACTCGGCATATTCTTTAGCCAGTGTCTTTTGATCGGGTTCTTTGTTCCAGGGGAAATCTTCCATGCTCATATTTTACTACGAGCTAAAAACAATAATCAACTTAATAATTGCGAAAAGGGCTTCCATTATTAAATCCCGTTCGAGGAAAAAGAAGAACAAAGTCAGGAGAGCATACCACTCTCGCTGGTTATTATGTATCGGTGACTTCTGCCTCGATGATTTTTTCATCCTTCAGATTGGCAAGCTCGGCTCGGATCTCATCGAGGGATAGAGATTTCTTTACCTCAATGACTTGAGTCGGCTCACCTTCGTACTGGCGATGCTTATCGATTAGGATGCCGGTAGCTATTGGTAAAACTCCGTTGGGTATCTCATCGTTGTCCAGCTTCTCGATCATCTTTTCGACTGCAAGCTGTGAAGCATGACCTATCAAACCTCTCATTACTTTCTTCGATGCATCGATCACCTCTTTCTCTCGGGACCGAACCACAGCGATAGTATTGTGGGATACCTTCAGTTCTTTCTTGATCCGAGTAACCGGTATTCCATCTGTAAGCATTTGAACCAGCTTGGCATAGTCTCCTGGTCTCTTATCGAATAGCCCTTGAGCGGTGTAGATTATCGGGCAAGCCTCATCGATGGTTAAGTTTGCTGGAAGATTATCCGGCATCACTGTAGTTCTTTTTCTTTTCGTTGGCATAATTTTAATCGGTGAAAGCATTTAAATAATTAAACTAAATAGATATTTGTGCAAGAACAATTAGACATAATGCTTATTGTGCGTAGTTGGTTTAAGTATTAAGTGCTTTGATTATCAGCGACTTACGCAAATGCTTTTGGATCGTGCAAATTATGCAAAAGTATTAGACAAC